ATGATGCAGTTCAAAGGATTTAAACCAGAAGCCATGCAACGTATTGCAGGTACTCTAGGGTATCAAGGTGATATGAATGGGTTTAATACTTACTTAAATCAGAATCCTGATAAGATGAGTAAGATGAATATGTATCAGAACAAGGCTATGGAAATGGCTAGGGGTGGTATGGTCAAGAAACCTAACTATGCAGTTGGTGGTGTAACTACATCAGCTACTGGGAGTATAATGGACACTCCTGTATCTGCTATAGAACCAAATCCAGATATGGTAGGTGCTCCACCTAACACATATTATGATCCAGTAACAGGTAGGTATAAGCCACTTGTAGATACTACTATACAAGCACCGAGTACTGCAGTAGGCGGTATACCACAAACAGGTGCATACGAAGGTCAATCTGTATCTGAGTTAATTGCTAATAGAGCTATTGATCCATCACTAGCCTATGGTGCTACTGTACAACCAGTAGGTACACAGGTAACTGGTGATCAGTTAGTTGATCCTCGTAGTGGGCAGGTTGAAGGTAATATATCTACTCCTGTAACTACAGCCACTGTTGCACAAGCTGGTGCTGTTGCACCTACTGATGCGGCTACTATGACTGCGGCTACATCAGCAGATGAGGTAGCTAAAGCATTAGCACAGACACAAGCGGCACAAGGTACTGTTGATCCGCAAGCTATTGTAGACGCTAAGACTGCTACTGCATCTAGTGTAAGTGAGTTAGATGCGGCACAGGGTACATCTATATTAATGGAGAACCCAGTACAACGTAAGATTGAGAATGGTGAACTTATAAGTGGTGTAGCTAACGCTGAAACTGCATCTAAGTTTACAGAAGAAGTGCAAGCGGCTACTGCTACACCAACAAAACAAGCTACTGTAAAAGGTCAGCTTGACACATTAATGGCAGACTTTGAGGGTGGTAACACACCATCATGGGCGGCAGGTGCTATGCGATCAGCTACAGCTACTATGGCAGCACGTGGTTTAGGTGCTTCATCAATGGCAGGTCAAGCAATTATACAAGCTACTATGGAGTCAGCACTACCTATTGCAATGGCTGATGCACAAACACAAGCATCTTTTGAGACACAGAACTTGTCAAACAGACAACAACGTGCTATGCTTGCGGCACAGCAACGTGCAACATTTATGGGTCAAGAGTTTGATCAAGCATTTCAATCACGTGTAATGAATGCAAGTAAGATTAGTGACGTAGCTAATATGAACTTTACTGCTGAACAACAAGTTGCACTAGAGAATAGTCGTAATGCTAACACTGTTAATATAGCTAACCTATCTAATAGACAAGCAATGACAATGGCAGAAGCGGCGGCACTATCTAACTTAGATATGGCTAACCTAAGTAACCGTCAACAAGCGGCAGTTATGAATGCACAATCATTTATGCAAATGGACTTGACAAACTTGAGCAACCAACAACAAACTGAGTTGTTTAAATCACAACAACAAGTACAGTCTTTGTTTACAGATCAAGCGGCAACTAATGCGGCGGCACAGTTTAATGCATCAAGTCAGAATCAAACAGATCAGTTCTTTGCTAACTTAACAGCACAGACATCACAGTTTAATACTGCACAGACTAATGCACAGAACCAGTTTAATGCAGGTGAGACTAATGCACAAGATAGATTTGCCGCAGAGATGATGAACCAACGTGATCAGTTTAATGCACAGAATAGATTAGTGATTGATCAGAACAATGCACAGTGGCGTAGACAAGTTGCTACTGCAGATACTGTGGCAATCAATCGTGCTAACGAAATTAATGCACAGAATGTACTTGACATATCTAATACTGCATACAATGATTTGTGGTCATACTACTCTGACAGTATGGAGTGGGCATGGAACAGTGCTGAGAATGAGAGACAACGTATAGTTGATCTAGCCTCAGTTAAGTTATCCATAGATGCTAAAGCAGATATTGCGGCACTACAAGCTGACTATAACTCTGCATCTGCATGGGGTGGTTTAGTAGCTACAATGTTTACATCACCTATCGGTGGAGATACCTTGCTTGGTAAGGGCATAGGCGCAATATTAGGATAAAGGAATACAACAATGAACGTTAATCCAGCGGTTACAGCGTACACAAATTTAAATATTACAGATGCTGAGCTTGAACAGAAGCCTAAGAAATCTTCTATGGGTATGGGTCTTCTATCTCGTAAGCGTGAAGCTGAACCAAAAGAAAAATCAAATGAACCAATAGATAGAGTACGAGATTATGTAACTTCTATCCGTAAAAAGAGAAAGCAACTTACCAATGGTCGATAAACCTTCTCCCTCTTTTAACTACCCTATTCCCGGACAAGGCATGACTGCTGAAGTTGGGGGTAGACCTTGGCAAAACCCACCACAGTATACAACTGTAGAAGATGCTTTAGAGTTTTACATACCGAGACTTACATCAGAAGATGTATACGATGCACTACTAGATAGTATGGAACTGGGTATACCACTAACAACTATGGCAGACTCTATGCAGTCAACGGCAGTGATGCAGGGACTACACACAATTGACGTAGGTATATTAGCTATGCCTGTAATTATTGAGATGCTTGCATTTATAGGTGATGAAGCTGGTATTGAATATACACTAGGTACTGAAAAAGCTATTGATGAAGATAAGATTAGTGAGTCTAAGATTGCACTAGCTATGAAGAAGATGCGTGAGAAGCTACCAAAAGCAATAGACAATATTAAAGTTGATGAAGAACCTGATATGCCTATGGAAGATACAATGGATGATGAACCACAACCTAGTGGTCTTATGGCAAGGAGAGTATAATGGCATTTAATTTACAAGCATTCGGTGCTGGCTTTGCAAAAAAGGTTACTGAAGATTTAGATGATAAACGAGATCGCATGAATAGATTAGCGGATCAAGAAACATCAATAGCTACACAACAAAGATTAGCTAAAAAGGCTAAGCGTGAAGAAGAAAAAGAAATAGCAGAACAAACTGCTGGTTTACTTCAGTCTATATATGAAGACCCTGATACAGTTGCAAAAATAATGGCTGGCGGTAAGATGAATGCTGATTTCTGGCTTACTGCTGGACAAGATGCTATAAAAAAAGGTGTTGTTCCAAATACACTTATTAACTTTCCATCTATATCAAATGAGTTAAATCAAGAAGATAAAGATACCTTTACTGAAACTGTAAATATGTCTGATGGTAAAAAAGAAGCTACGCCAGTTGGTATGGGCGATATTAGCGAAGGTGCTGAACTAAAATCTATAGAAACTATGGGTGATGCTACAGGTGATTCTGTAGAGATAGATGAAGGTTTTACTATTAATAAAAAAGCGTTTGCAGCTTTGTATGGTAAACCAACTGAGCTTGATGCTACTTATGGAAATAGACTTGCTAAATTATCTCAACTTATGGCACAGAAACCTGACTCTCCTAAGATGGAAGGTTGGAAGTCTGAGCAAAAAATATTATTAGAAGACTTAGCGACAATGAAAGAAGCTGAACGTGATAAAAGTGAAGATGGTGTAGCTAAAGGTACAAATATAACAGCAGGTAATATATCTACATATGCAAAAGAGATACGTGCGGCTATTGCTCCTTCATTGGGTTTAGACTATGATAGTATTAATGATAGATTTGCTGCAGTAGAGGCTGGTAGAAGACATATGTTAGACATAGGTGGGTTAGAAGTTTCTAATGAGTTGTTAACTCGCAATAAGTACTTTAAGTCAGGTGGTGTAAAAGCTGTAGCTGATGGGATATATAATAGAGCTGTTTCTAATTTAACAGACTATGGGTTTAATATACAAAACAACAATGCTGGTGCTATGAAAACCAGAAAGCATAGAAGCTTTCAAAGCTTCACTAAAGGCAGGTAACTACAATAAAGGTGATGTAATCTTTATTAATGGGAAGGTTATTGTATATACAGGTGTAGCAGATCGTGAAATGCGTGGCAATCCTTTCTTGGTACTCAATGAAAGAAATATTAACGAGGATTTTTAGTAACACATGGATCAATCTACAGTAGATTTTCTCGACTCTTTAGAAGAGAAAGAAGATAAAGATATTATACCTATAGATGAAAAGTCAGTTGAGGAAAGTTTAGCTGAACCTGATCTTGAACCTGCAGTTGTGGATGGGGATAATTTATTACCACCAAGGGCAGATGATCCAGCGTTTATGGGTACAGAAGAAACTGAGTATGACTATGATGAAGATAGAAGATATAGGTTAGCTCTTGAAGATGAGAATGCCTTACTAGAAAAAATAAATAGTTTTAAAACAGAAGAAGAGTTAGAAGAGTTTTATGCAGAGACAAGTGCTAACTTTGCAAAGGGTGAAACAGAAGAAGGTGGTATCAGAACACCTGTAGATTGGTTAATATCACAACTACCCACAGAACATGTATTAAAATTTGGTATGCATCTTAATAAATTTGGTGCTATGACAGTAGATAATTTAGAGGGTTCACTCAATGCCTTACAGGAGTTTTCTCCTAGTACTTTTGATGTACTAGATAGCGTTATAACAGGTAAGTATAGTAACACTGAAAACCCAGAAGACTTAACCTCTTTTATTATGGATGGATTGGGTGCGGCTGGAGAGTTTGCAGAAACCTTACCTGCTCTTAATCAAGTAAGGGCTGTAGTAGATGTGGCATTATCCAGAGGAGTTCGTGGAACTGCAGGTGGTTTAACTAGACAAGTAATAAAAGAAAACAAACAACTAGATAAGATACGTAAAACTAAAACAGCAGGTGGTGCTTCTTTAGCATCAAGTGAAGTAGCTCAAATAGCTAGAGATAAAGCTGCAGGTATTGCCGCTAAGAATAAAGATGTGAGTGATGCTCTTATAATAGATTTCCAAAATCAATCTGGTAAAATTATTTCTAAAACTGTTAATGGTCATTTAGTTATTGATCCACAACTTGTTCGTGAAGCTGGTAAAGAAGTCACACGTGAAATGGCAGAACTAGAGGGTGGTTTACCTACCCGTTTGTATAGAGGTAATGATTTTTTAACTGCACCTATACTACAACCAGATAAACATGATGCTTTAGTGGCAGCAACATCTGATTTACAGAAAAAGTTTCCTACAATCTTTGATAATGACAGACCCCTTGTTGATAACATGTTTGATCTTATTGTTAGTAAAGAGCTAGAGGTTGATGCCCAAGATTTTGTAGATATATTAGATGAATATGGTATGTCTTTTGAAGACTATGCTTTGAGTATTGTTAGTAGTGCTTCAGAGGCTGGTACAATATTGGGTAAATGGAGTCAGATAAGAAGAAGTAAAGTTAGTAAGCTTGGTGAAGAGGCCATAGATAAGAATGTGGGTAATGGTAGACGTTACATTATGCGTGTTGAAAATGTAAGACGTGGTGGCCTTGTATCACAAATAGCTACTGCCGCACGTAACCTTACTTCTGGTGCTATTCGTATGCCACTAGAAAGTGTTGGTAATCTTATGGATGAAGCTATATATGCAATGCAAAATGGTGGTATAGCTGCAGCTGGAAGTAAACTTGTTACAGGCCAAACATGGAAAGATAGTTTCGCTGGATTTAAATATATATTCTCAAGACCTGATGTTGCTAAAGATTACACAGATTTAATCTTACGTCAACCAGAACTAAAAGCACAGTTTAATGCTATGTTTAATAATTTAAATGAGATTCAAAAAATAACAGGGCGTGGTGAGGGTGGTATATTTGATACAACACTTAGTGCAGCTGAAGACTTTGTTGATTTTTTAAACACACCTAACAGGTGGCAAGAACATTTGATGAGGCGTGGTGTATTCTTTAGTGAGCTACAAAGATTAGCTAGGCGTGAATATGGCATAGACTTAATGGAAGTCTTACAAGACGGTGGCCTTAAAGGTTTAATTAATAATGCATCTAATAGTGTATCTAAAAAACCTAACGCCCCTAGCTTCATATCACTAGTTGACGATGCAACTAAAAAAGCATTAGATATTACATATGCAAAACAACCTGACATAGATATATTTAAAGATGCAACTAATTTTATTACTCGCAACGGGTTAACAGTAATTATGCCATTCCCTAGATTTATGTTTAATAGCATGGAACTGATGGGACAATTTGGTGCTGGGGCATCTATACCTTTATCGAAAGCTTTAATGAAAGTAGCTACAGGTGGTAAGGCATTTAAAGGTCCACTAACAGCTAAAGATAGACAACGCATTTCACGAAATTTACTAGGCTGGGGTGCGGTTGGTGCTGCCTATTGGTGGAGAACATCTGAAGATGCACCAGCAGATTCTGAGATGATACCAATTGGTGATAGAGAAAAAGGTGAGGGTGCTGTATTAAATACAACAGCCATATATCCAATGGCTCAATTTTTATATCTTGGTGAACAGACAAAGCGTATAATTGAGGGAGACTTTAGTGCTAAGTTTGATGAACGAGAGTTTGTAGAGTTATTTACAGGCAGTAACTTTAGGGCAGGTGTGGGTGATTCTTTAATAGATCAGGTAGCAGAAATAGCTAGTGGTGGAGACTTTCTTGCTGGAGAAAAAGCAGGTACAAAAGCAGGTGAACTTGTTGGTAACTTTTTAACTACTACTGTTGTTCCTTTTGCTCAAGTTATAGATATTGAGAGAGCTGCTGGTGTACGTGGTACAGAGTTTAAAGAAGTTGCTGAAGACCCTAACTTAAATTTTTGGGGTGCTTTTGGTGATGGCGTTATGAAAAAGTTTAGGCAACGTGGTATGTTCTTGAGTCCAGAAGAGGAAGCGGCACTACCTTCTAAACAGTATGCTGGATTCTATGGTGGTAAAGATAGGTTATACCCAACTGCTAAGTTCCTCGGTGCTACTATAACTAATGCACCTTCTGAAGACTTTGAATATCTAGCAAGGTTAGGTTTAGATTGGCGTGTACTAGGTAGTAAGTCAGGCGTACCTTCTATAAAGAACTTTGAAATAGGTTTCTTGAATGACAAAGTAATACCACAAGTAGTTGAAACAGCTAAAGCTAGAGAAAAACAACTAATAGAAAAATATTACAATGAAGCTCCTGATATAACAAGAGAAGAGTTTACAGAGCGTGAGTATGTAATAAATAAACTGCGCTTAGAAACAAAAGAAAAAATTAATTTCTATAAAAAATATATGAGAGAAGCATCTGTAACTGCAGGTACTCCATACGTTAGATCATTAAATAAATGGCGACGTGTGCCTAAAGACTTGCGAATATCTACACAAACATACTTTGTTGAATATCAAAAACGTCTTCCTGATCCATTGAATAAAGAAGACTTAGATAAACTTACAGAGTTTTCTAAAATAGTAGCAGACTTAAACAGACCATAAGAAAAAGGGGCAATCAAGCCCCTTCTTTTTTGTCTATCGTTTGTCTCCACTGCCACCTATAGTACCAGCTTCTTTCCTTGCCGACAGTTTGTTTAGGTTCTCACCTGCAACTGCACCAAGAGTTAGATTTAAATCTGTGGCTAGTGCTGCACAGTACCATAGTACATCACCTAGTTCATCAGATATTTGTTGTCGCCAATCTGTTGGTCTATTGGCTGGTCCATCACGTATAAGTTTCTTAACCTTGTTTGCAATCTCACCTGCTTCACCTGCTAATCCAAGGGCTGGATACAGGATGCGATACTGTTCTTCATATATCGCAGTATCAGATGCGCTTGTTTGATATGTATTAAACTCTACCATGTTATACTTCTCCTTTAAGAACTGATCTGCTTCTTGTTGTAGTTTCATCCTTTGTTATCCTGCTCAAATTGTCATAGAAGGCTTTACTAAAACCCCTATTCCACTCACGATACTGCATAGTATCTTCACTGAATGGGTTAGCAATCCGCCCACGTTTAAAACCACTGTATCCCATTTGATGTTGTAGTTTTAACGGGGCATCATACTTACCTAACCCACGTGATTCCCTCATACGTTTAGCCATAAGATATATCCTATGTTTCTTTTGTTATCTGTTCCTTTAAACTACTAACTAATGAATCGCCTATATGTTTTAGTGTATACATTTGATAGTCTAATTGTTTTTGTACATTACTATTATAGGTAATCTCTTGTACCATCTTCTGTTGTTCCTCAGTAAAGTCATCTGTTTCATATTCAACTTCGTCAATTGTCAACTTAACCATTTTGATTCTCCTTTAAATATTTAACTAAGTCTTCATAACCCCCGATGTAACTGCCATCGGGAGCATATATTTGTGGTACTGTTTTATATTCTGCCTTCTTTAGCAGAGATAACAGCCATTTTGAACTGTCTGTTTCGACATTATACTCTCTATAATTTTGATTGTAAAGGTATATTAAATCCTTTGACATATTACAGAAGCTACAATTATCTCTTGATATTATCACAAACATTATACTAGGTCAACAATCTCACAGCTATCACCACTACACGCTAGCGTCTGACTACCTGCTGTGTTGTCTTCCTGTTCATACTCTGACAACTTAGTCCAATCAATTGTAGCTGGACTTATATCTACCATATCCATAAACTCTTCTGCGGTACATTCTGTATAGGGTGCTTGTTGATATGTGTGTTCATTGAAAGGTAAGAATGATACACCTGACATTTCATCGAAGTGTTTGTACACAAATGCACCTACCTCAAACCATTCGTTATTCTTTACATTAATAGTAACAGATGGTTTATGTTCACACCATGATCTTTGATAAGCTAACCACATCTCTAGCTGTTCTATAGCAGACATGTCAGTAGTAACTACTGCACCATCAGGAGCTTTCATAGGGAAGCTAAACACAGTAGTCTGCTCAGGCTTCATTACATCTGGCTCATTAGGTATACCCTGATCCATCATGAACTGTGTTAAGGGGTCTTTGTTGTCTCCACGTACAGTGCGAATATAATAGGCTGAGTGACGAGCGTGAATCCCACTGCTAGAGTCAACCAATTGGCTGACAGTACCGCTTGGTTTAACGCAGCTGATAGCAGTACTGATAGGGATGTCAAGGCGTTCAGCCCACTTAGCGTTAGTAGTAACGGCGATTTGTTTGAGGTGTTCAAGAGTTTTCTCCAATCCTTTGTTTGACTTTGTTGTTAATGGGTTATCCATAATACCTGTCATAGACACACCGAGTAATCTTTCTTCTTCTGTGTTAGTCTGCCATGATTTACGTAGGTATGGGAACTTAGTGAATGATGATTGTATTGTACCTAAGATAGTAGCTATACGTACCTTACGTTCTAAGTCTTCTGCAGTATCATTAGCACGTACAACCACCTCTGTTAAATTACAAAATTGGTTAGGCCGTAATATTATTTCACTGCATGGATTAGTTCCGAACTCATAGTTAGGGTCACGTCTACCATTCTTAGCTGCTTGTTTCTTAGATGCTTGTCTGTTGAAGATACCACGCTCACCTGAGCCTGACTCAACTAAGGCCATCCACTCACGCATGAAAGATAAACTGTCTGGCTTCTCTGTATACCCAACTGAGTTGTTAGCTAACGCTCTCTGTGGATCGTTGTCCCACCATGAACCTGACTTAGCATGCCTCATTCTATCATCAGATAAATTACTCAATGAAATCATAGCACTACGGCGTACTCCACCTACGACTACTACTTCACCTATCTTACACATTACATCATGACATTCTAATGACGATAACTTACGTCCTTTAGCATCTTTAAATGTCTTAATCACGAAGTTAAACAGATCAATCAAAGGCATAGGACCTGATGCTCTACCACCAAATGTCTTTAGCTTTGCACCTGCAGGGCGTACCTTAGACACATCCCACTTAGGTATCTCACCACTGTATAGTAGGGCAATCATCTGACGTAGTGACTTAGCCCAACCTTCTTTGCTATCCTTGACTACAATAGTTGTTTCACTATCGTACATATGCTCTGGTACTTCTGGTAGTTTAGTTACAGACTGTCGCTCAACTGAGAAGCCTACACCTGTACCACACAGAAGTATGAACATAGCTTCATCAAAAGATTTAATGTCGTCTACTGCTAGGTACGAGCAATTGTAACCTGCTGTATTGTCACGTGCTAAAGCTGGACCAGCAGTCATTAATGCCCTCATAGAAGGCATCACTTCTAATCCTAGTATAGCCTGTTCAATCTCTGCTATCTGCTTAGGTTTATCACCCAATGCTGGTCGCACTAGGTTCTTCATGTATCTTCCTACTGTTTCTGACCACGTTTCTCTACGGCCTTCTTCCTCAAGCCAACGTGCATAACGTGACTTGTGTATGAAAGATTGATAGTCAGTTGGTAAATGGTTATTCATATTCATACTACTCCACTATTGTTTTGATTGATTGGATTTCCATCCCGTCAACGTCATATATAAACTCTTTTAATGCATCTTCTACTTCATCATGTATCTTTCCATCTACAGGTATAGGATACTCGTCTTCATCTAAATCAAGAGTTAGAAATATTTTTACTATCATATCACAATCCTTTAGTTAAACTTAACGTTGATGATGTTTTCATCTACACTAGTTATATTCGGTTTCTTTTTAGTCTCTGTTTCTTCGGTTATATCATCCTGATCTTTAGCTTCTTCTACTATCTCAGTCAGTAAGTCACGAACTACTTCGCTCTCTTCCATTGCAGGTATAGCTGCACACACCATCTGTGTTAGATGCATAAGTTGATAGTGATCAGTGTCATTCATTACGTTATCTTCTGTAGATATAGTACCTACCATCAACTCCCCTGTCCAGTTACCCTTCTTATCTAGGAAAGGTGATAGCCTGATTATGTAATCATTAGGATGGAAATCTATTAATATGTTTTCGTCATTCATGTGTATGCTATCCTCTCTTTATCTTTTTGTAGGGGCAGTTAATTAAATCTGGATGTTTGTCTTTACCTTTTTCTTTGAGCCACTCCAATGGAATGATACGATCATGGTACTGTATATCATTCTTCTCACACCATTGTCCATAGCTAGTTTTAGCACCCTTACTTATCTTAGAACGGCTGTTAGTAAATACAAATCGTATGTCTAACTTAGGGTGTTGCTTCTTAATTAGCAAATGCTTACGGCGATCTTCAGCTTTAAACATTCCCTTAGTCTCAATTATAATACCATTCTTCAATACAAAGTCAGGGGTATAGGTGCGATACATAAGGTCTTCCCATTCAATCTTGATCTCCTCATATTTGAATGGCATCTCATGCTCGATTAGGTAGTCTCTTGTTCTGACCTCTAACCCACTCCTATACCCATGCTTCCTTGCGGCAGCGTACTGCTTTGCCTTCATAGTTTAGCCCTCGTTTACAGTAATGTAACTTACTGTTGGTTTAGTTCTAGCTTGAGATACTTTAGATGGTAGCTCTTGCAGTTCTGGATAGCATTCAAATCTAAAGTCACAGAACTTACAGTTAGGATTTAGAATAGTATTACCTGATGGCTTACCCCGAAACGTTTCTGGTACAGGGTTGAAACATCTTTCAAACTCATTCTTATTAACTGTATCTACAGTGTCTTGTATCTTAGCTATCTCTGCATCCAAATCAAGTCCATCGGCAGGTACATACTTGATGTTACCATTAGCCTTGTTGACTACCCACCATCCACCTACCTTTTTACCAGTAGCCTTTGCATAACCTGCAAGCTGACCAATATAACCAAAGGAATCACCCTTACTGAGTGTATCATATGACTCAAACTTGTTACGATATGACCAATCAGATGCTGACTTAACATCATCTAATGCACCATCCATAATAAGATCGTATGACCCATGGATTGTATCTTCATTTAATTCTAGTTGAACAAAGTTATCTTCATCCTCATATGCTACACCA